CGTTTTGCTGTTTCTGATATGAATAATAAGAGTTATATTAAAGACAAGAAAGTATTAGAAGAGGTTCAGAATAAGTTGGAGATTGCAATAGCAATAGAAAAATCTGGAAAGTCTTCTGAGTTGATTCTTGATTTGTGGTCTGCTATAACTAGTAAGGGAATCACTAACAGAAAAGATTATGAAAGGTTGGTTGAGAGAGTTGGTAAAGGGAAACTTCAGAGATCAAAGAAAAAAGGTCAGACCAGATTGACTCAAGCGCAAGCAGATGAGCAAGCAAGACAATCACTCTCCGCAACTATTGTTGGTGATAAAACAAAGATTCCAGGTTCTTTTCATGTAAAACTTTACTAATATGGCAAATACTCCAGGTGCAGATATAAATGAAATATGGTGCGGATATGCTTTGAATGGGTATGTCTGGGAAGGTGGAATGGCAGGTGCAAAAGATACTTATGACCTTAGAAGATCTACAGTAAATATTGACGAGATACGATGGAGAAAAGGTCAAGCAGAAGCAATGGCCAATGAGATTAGAAACTTTGCTAGAACTAATGGATATACTTTTCCAATCGTAAATGTTCATTGGACTGCAAGATCTGACTTTTCTTTTACTGATCTTGATTCAAGATGGGAAGAAAAAAGTAAAGACCATCCAGCAGACCTCTTAATAGAGTTTTCTGGTTCTGTATATTCTGGTGGACCCTCTGGAAACTTTCTTGGGGTTTCTATGAAATCTCTACAAGCAAATACTGGTGAAGCCCCAGTAAAAAATCCAGGTGCTGGAAAGATTGCAGACTTCATTGACCAATCTGGATTGTTTGATGATATACTGAATAAGTATTTGGAGGAAGTAAAAAATAAGACGGGTCTTCCAACAAAACAAAAACTTTTAGATGCGAATGCAGTCAAGGCTGTATGGAAACCAAAAGATCAAAAAGCTAAAAAGACAACAGTTTACAAGATATTGGATGAGAACAAAAATAAATGTCTAGCAGAGTGTTGCGATGAACTTATCAAGGGATTTGAATCATTAGATGAAGGTGATGTTCGTCTTTATATTTTAATGGATCTTCTTGACACAGATAAGATTCCTCAATATATTAAAGTTACTGGATATGGAAAACAAATGTATAGAGCATCATATGATATTCCAGCTGGACAGAAGAATAAAAAGTTCAAAGCACTTATGAATATGAGACAAACTATGTCATATGAAAAAACTTCTGAGGGAGATAGTTTTTCTTTTATCGTAAAGGTTGGTCAAAAAAAGATAATTAGAGTTAGATGGAAGTTTGCAGAGAGACCATTTTCTTCTGGACTAAAGATGTCCATTGAACCAGCTTAAAAACTGTCCACTATGCTCCTGACTCTGCCCTCTTCTGCCCTATAATAGACTCATGGCAAAAAACACTCACTTAGAGCATCTAGAAGACGACATCCTTAATAATGGGTCTGCTGGTGGTAAGAATGCTATTCAGTTTTTGAGAGAGTTGGGTAAGATGCTTACCGAACCAACTTCTCAGGTAAGAGTTACAACTAAGTGGGATGGAGCTCCTGCTATCGTCTGTGGTATTTTTCCTAATACGGGACAGTTTTTTGTTGGAACCAAATCTGTATTTGCTAAAACATTTCCAAAGATATGCTTTACTGATGCGGATATTGATTTTTATGGATATGAAGGTCAACTTGCTTCAAAACTAAAGGCATGTCTTGAGCACTTGCCTAAACTTGGAATCAAAAATGTTTTACAAGGAGATCTTCTTTTTACAGAAGAGGATAAAACAAAAGAAACTATATTGGGCAAAAAGTGCATAAAGTTTCAACCAAACACCATTGTGTATTGTGTTGAAAAAGGATCAGAAATCTATGACAATGTGAATAGCGCAAAGGTTGGCATCGTATTTCATACCAAATACATCGGAAATGATCTCTCAAGTATGACTGCTACTTTTGGAGAGATAAACAATTTTAACAAAACTTCAGATGTTTATGCTGCTACAGCAACCTTTGAAGATGCTTCTGGTGCAGCGACTTTCAACTCCCAAGAGTTGCAAAAGTTCAAATCCGCAGTAAATATGGCAGAAGGATCTCTAAAGCAAGCATCAAAGTTCCTAAATATATTAGGAGAAACTGGAGAGGGAAAGTTTCTTCTGTCCGCCCTGTTCAAGCAGTTTTTTAATCGCTACATCAGAGAAGGAAAATCTATTACTAACACGCAAAGAGTTGCGGAAGATTTTTCACTCTATTATAAAAACCTGTTAGACAAAGAAATAAAATCAAAGAAAACTGCTGCTGCACAGGATAAGTATAAAACTATCCAAGCAAATGGTCTCAAATTTCTTAAGGACAATAAAAGGTCCGTTTACTTCACAGTTGCATCGTACATTAATATTCAGAAGGCTAAAGAACTTATCATCCGTAAGTTGGAAAAAGTTAAAACGATGGGAACATTTCTTCGCACGGAAGATGGGTATAAAGTTACTGCGCCAGAAGGGTTCGTTGCGATTAGGTCTGGCAAGGCACTCAAACTGGTTGATCGTCTTGAGTTCTCCAGAGCCAACTTTACCGCCACCAAAGATTGGGATGTAAAACCAACTGGTTACACACCCGTTGGAACTAAATAATGTTATGGTGAAAAGACATATGAAAAGTTTTATCCAATTTATTAAAGAAGCATCTCCTGCCGTCGTTCAAGCAACACGTCTTGGACTAAAGGGTGACGGGCATGGAGGGTGGTATGATAGAAAGGGTGAGTTTGTTGCTAAGACTGAAAAAGGTAGACTGAAGTTTTACAATAAGAATCAGCGTCCTGGAAAGGATGGTCCTCAAGGGAAATCTGAACCTGCTCCTGCACCAGAACCTCAAGCAGATCCACAAGCAGAACCTGCTGCACAAGAAGGTGACTTTGGGACATTTGCAGATGGCACTCCTCGTAGAATGCCTGCTCCTACTAATGCAGATGGTTCTCCAAAAGAAGATCGTGGAGAAGTTACTCTAACCTTTGGTAGATTTAATGTTCCTACAACAGGACACGAAAAACTTTTCCAGCAAGCAAAGAAAGCAGCAGGAAAGGGAGATCTCCGAATCTATCCTTCTCGTTCTGTAGATCCTAAGAAGAATCCTCTGGATCCAGATGAAAAGATTGATTTGATGCATCAAATGTTCCCTGATTATTCTAAGAACATTGTGAATGATCCAAACGTAAAAACTGTTTATGATGCTCTGAAACAAGCGCATCAAGATGGATATACAAAAGTTCGCATTGTTGTAGGTGACGATAGAGTCAAAGAGTTTTCTAAAACTGACGCATATAATGGAAAGATTTTTGATTTTTCTAATATGGAAACAGTTTCTGCAGGAGAAAGAGATCCTGATGCAGAAGGTGTAGAAGGAATGTCTGCATCGAAGATGCGTAAAGCAGCAGCAGAGAATGATTTTAAAACATTCCGTACAGGTATTCCAGATCATGTAGATGACAAGGCTGCCAAGATGATTATGGCAACCGTTCGTAAGAGAATGAAGGTTGAAGAGGGGTGGAACTTATGGGAGATTGCTCCAAAGTTTGACTGGAAGAATCTCCGTGAAAACTATATCCAAGAAAAGATTTTCAAACTTGGAGAACTTGTTGAAAACATTAACACGGGATTGGTTGGTAAAATCATTCGTCGTGGAGCAAACTATTTAATTTGTGTTACCGAAGACAATATAATGTTCAAATCTTGGATCAAAGATGTGAACGAAAAGGTAGAAAACTACTCTGGTCCATCAGGTGTTCCTGCAGATCAAAGAGAGATGGGAACCGACTCTCATAGAGAGTATGTAATGAGGATGACAGGGACTAAAGAAATCCGCAACTTCATAAATAAGTATAAGAAAAAGACTAAGAGTAACTGAAAATGTCAGAGATGAATAATCTTTTAGACTTGAACCAAGTCTATATGAAAGAGGTTTTCAAGCCACAGTTGGGCAAGGAAACAAAGAAAGAAGCACCTAAGTCAGAATCAAAACCAGAAGCAAAGAGCAATGATGGTGGCGGCAAGGATAAAAAGGAAGCATCTTCTGACAAGAGAGTTCGTCAAGCAGTCTATGATATTCGCTATAGAGCAAGAAGAGAAGAGATTCCCCTTTCAAAGGCATATACACAGTATCTTCAGAACACCACGATGAGTGGTCCTGAGAAGTCTGCTGTAAAGGCTAAACTTGGTGAGCAAGTTGACTTTGAAGAAGAAGTCACTCAAACTAAGTATCAGGTTCGTGTAAAGGATAAGAACAGTGGTAAGTCATACACTCGTATGGCAACTCGTGAAAAGATTAATCAACTTCGTGCAAATCCAAACATTGCATCAGTTGAGATGACTAAGTATGGTACTCCTTATGAAGGCGAAAAGAAAAAGGGTGAGCAAACTGCAGCAACTAAGTCTGGTAAAGGTTTAGATCCTGTTGGTCAGGAAGATAAGGACATTGATAATGATGGTGATCATGATAAGTCTGATAAGTATCTTCTGAAGCGTCGTAAGGCAATCGGCAAGGCAATCGCTACTCGTAAGGAAGAAGTTGCGTTTGAAGCAGTAAAACATGCTACTGCTAAGCAGATGCATTCTCCTCATGAAGTTCCTTCAAAGGATCTGAAAAAACTTGTTAAGAAAGCAGTAAAGAGAATTGATACCGATGTCGATGGTGACACCGATAATAATGATAAAGCAAAGGGAGAACTTGGTGAGTTTATTCCAGGTGTAGGAAACAAGAGACTTTATTCAACTACTAAAACTACAACTGCAAAAGAATCATTCTCCAACTGGAGAACAGAACTCTTTGAAGTTGATGAGAAGGATGCAAATGACATTCCTCAAATCAAAGAGAAAAAGGTAAAGAACACTGTCAAAATTAATCCTGAGTTGAAAGAATCCATCGAAGAGATTGGTGGGACTCTTCTTGAAGCAGTTGAGATTGAAGAGATTGATTACCTTATCAATGGAGTATATGATGAACTTTTAGATGAGGGTTATGAAGATGATGACATTGAAAATGCCATTGAGTATGCATTGACTGAGGCAACTGTCACATTTGGACATGACACTGAGCGTGAACCACGCATGAGAGATAAACTCAAGAGCAAAGCGAAAGAGTACCTTGCTAAGGCAATGGTTAAGGGTTATAACAAGGCAAGAGATCTGAAGAGACAAGCAGAACCTCACATGCAGAGAGCAAAAACTTCTCTGAAGCGTGGTATTAGAAAAGCCGCAATGAAAGTTGCTGATCGTATGAAAGAAGAAGTTGAGCAGATTGATGAGATTTCTGCACAACTTGCTCTCACTGCATCACAGAAAGCAGACAATGAGAGAAGAAAGGCTGCTGTCGCTGGTGATAAAGAAAGAGCAATGGAGAAGGCAAGACAAGCCTCTGCTCTCTACAAGGGTGTAGGACCCAGAAGAGCAAAAGAGAGAATGAAGGAAGATATTGAAATCAATGAAGATGAGTATCGCAGAATGCTCGCCAAAGAGCGTCAAGCAGAAAGAGAAAGTGAAAAGGAGTTTAGAACAAAAGGTGGTATTGGTGACAAGAAAAAAGGACCAAAACTGAGTTCGACTAAGAAATCAACAGTCGCTGGTAAAGATTATGCTGACTCCCAGATGGGAAGCATCAAAATCCATGATAAGGCATCCAAGGGTAAGCATACTATTGGAAGTCCTTTTACAGAAGAAACTATTGATGAAAAAATGAATCTTGCGAAAGCAGATATGGGTGATGTTGTAAAAGACTTTTATAAGTCTGATGCTCCTCAGTTCAAGGGTAGATCAAAAGAAGAGCGTCGTAAGATGGCGATTGCTGCTAAGTTGACTGCAGAACGTGGTGGTCGTAAACTTGGCGAACAGCAAGAAGAAAAACCAACTCAAACAACCTCTGCTCAACCAGCAGTAGACAAGTCTGCACTTGCTAAAAAAAAGCAACTTATGATGAAGCAGCATATGCTTGATAAGCAGAGACTGCAACTTCAGCAGCAAGGAAAGATTCCTACTGGTCACATGGAAAGCGTTGATCATCTTGATGAACTCAATCGTTATGAGAAAGAAACTGGTAAGGATTACAAAACTGGTAAAGAAGTCAAGTCTGGTGGATCTTCTGATAAAGCATTCACTACTGTGAAGAAAATGATTCGTGGTATGGAGGGAACTCCTGCAGGTCAACGTAAAAAACAACCTGGAAAGAAACCACCAGTTGCTGGTCAATATGGTGCTCCTAAGTCTCCTGCTCAAAAAGTAGCAGCAAAACGTGCTGCTGCAAAGAGAGCACAAGATAACATGTCTTCAAGATTTGACTGATTTGGTGCTATATAGTTTAGTTTTTACTTCTAAACTATGTTAGCAATTCTTCTTCCATTAGCATCAAAGGTTATCAAAGATGCAGTTACCAAGATCCCTGAAAATGAGGAACTTGGTGAAAAGCTGATCGAAATCTGTCTGGTTATTCTTGGTAAAGCAGTTAAGCTGACCAAGACAGATATGGATGATCAACTTTTAGAGGTAGTTTCAAAGGCAATCAGAACCAGAGAGTCTGCCGAGTGAGCGTAAACGCTTTTTATAAATATTCTTAGGACAAATTATTAATAGGAAAAGGACATGGCACTCTGGGGAAACAATGCTGCAGTGGAGTCAGGTGGAACTGTTACAGTAAACTATTCTACTCTTGAAGTTATCGGCAGTGGAACCACTTTTGGTTCTGCTGGTTTTGCAAAGACGGGTCAAGTGATTGAGTTTGGCACCCGTGCTGGCACTTTTCATGGCACTGCTGTGATTGTTGGTATTGCAAGCACAACGGTTTTAACAATCGGATCAACTGCAAACCTCTCTGGTGCTGCCATTGCCTCAACTGATTTCACTATTAGTGAGTCTCCAAAGTATGTAACTCTGGATCCTCACTACAGCGAACTGAACAGCGACTATGACGCCGTTGTATATGGTGTTAATGGTGCAAGTGGTGTTGTTGCTGAATATCACGTTACTCATGAGGGATGGGTAGGTGTTACAACCTATACAGATAACTCGGGTAATCTCAGAGTTAAGAAAGAGACTCTGGTCGCAATGTCTGGCATTACAACATCTGCTCTGGGTACTGACAACCTGGTATATCCAACTAAAGAGGGTTGATAATTTGATATGATTTTTAATGAGTTGAATGAGGATAACTTCTTACTTTTCGCTATTAAGCATTATCAGAATCCTCAAGCGGTCACAAAAGAAGACTTCGATAGGGATTTAAATCATTTCAAATATATCAAGAGATTACTGAAGCGATACAAAAATACAGGTGAGTTAAAAACTCACCTGTTAATCAATCATTTTATCATCTTGTATAATACGTTTGGTGATGCAACAACGCCAATGTTGTTTTATAAGATCGAAAGAGAACTCTGGTCTGTGATGAAAACATTCATTTTGTTTTTGAATCGCCTTCCAGATACTCCTCGTTGTTATATCCATGATGTGCAGGTGGATTTAGACTGCATGATAGCACTTAACAATCTTTGCAAAAATGAATCAGAAGATTGACAAGATAATAGACATTATTCGTAGTCTTCGTGAAGAAGCACCTACGATGAATCTTGGTGCTGGACAAATCGCTGGAACTGCTGAAGCTGGCGATGATCCCCCTATCAGAAAGAGAAAAAGAAAAAGAGATAGAAAGTATATCTACGGTGGTCATGGTAGTAGGAAAACCTGGATCGCAAACCTGAGGGATGGAAAAACTAACTCCTGACGTAGCCGTTTTACAGACAAAGGTCGAAAACTTTGAACAAGTTTTTGATAGATTAGATCGTGCTATTGAAAAGATTACTGAGGTAAATAATAATGTGAGTCGGATGTTAGCCGTCCATGAAGAAAGGATATCAAAGCAAGAAGAAACAGACTCAGTTTTGTTTGATAAAATCGACAAACTACGTGATAAAATGGACTTCGATCATGACCGTGTTACTGAACGATTACGATTACTGGAACGGAAACTTTGGACTGCTATCGGAGTATTGGGAGCAGTAGTGGTCATTATAAATCCAGCAGCAATCAAGCAGATCATGCCCTTGCTCAGGTCCTCAAATGCTGCTATAATCCAACCAGCAAATGCTGTGGTGAATGGATTACGTTGATGCAAAGTATGTTGGATTGCTTTCCTCAAGACTAGAAAAATTTAAGAGGGTTAAACCAACTCTTTTCAACTTTCGTTGTCCGATCTGTGGAGACTCCCAGAGAAACAAAAACAAGACAAGGGGTTATCTCTACGCTATAAAGAATAACACTAACTTTAAGTGTCATAACTGTGGATCTTCAATGTCTTTTAATAACTTCTTGAAGAAGTTAGACACTGAGATGCATAAGCAATACACTCTGGAAAAGTTTAAGAGTGGTAACACTGGTAGAGGGGATATTCAAACTCCAGAACACATGTTCAAAGAGGTGTCAAAACCACCTACTTTTAAGAAGATTGAAAAACTGTCTCTTCCAAAAGCAGAACAAGTAGAGAAATCGCATAAGTATCTACAGTCAAGATCTGTAAGAGGAAACTTTTACTATGCTGAAAAGTTTAAAGCATTTGTGAATACTCTTAAACCAACCTTCGATGATATTCGATACGATGAAGATAGGATTATTATTCCATTGTATCGAAATGGAAACTTGATAGGGTTACAGGGAAGATCTATAGATCCGAACCCTATTAAATATATTACTGTAATGTTCGATGAGGACGCACCAAAAATTTATGGACTTGACACAATCGACAAAAACTTACCTGTCTACGTGGTCGAAGGACCCTTTGACAGCACTTTCCTCAACAATAGTGTGGCTTTGTGTGGCAGTGACGGTGACGTTCGTTGTCTTGAGGGAAGCGATATCATTTTTGTTTATGATAATGAACCCCGTAATCGAGAGATTGTCAGAAAAATCGAATCCTGTATCCAGTCAGGAAATAGAGTCGTTATCTGGCCAAGTGGAGTCGGAGAAAAAGACATAAATGATATGGTGCTTGCTGGACATGATGTTCAGTCAATGATAGAATCTAATACGTATAAAGGATTAGAAGCAAAACTTAAATTCAACCTCTGGAAAAAAATATGACCAACGGAACAAAAGTAAAAAAGAGAGACGGTAGAATCGAACCTCTCGACCTTGATAAGATGCACTTAATGGTTGAAGAGGCATGTCAGGGTCTTGCAGGTGTCTCTGCATCGCAAGTTGAGATGCAGTCTGGTATTCAGTTTTATGATGGCATTACTACAGGAGAGATTCAGGAGATTCTGATTCGCTCTGCTTCTGATCTGATCGATCTAGAACATCCCAACTATCAGTTTGTTGCTGCTCGTCTTCTGCTGTTTTCTCTTAGGAAACAACTATATGGCAGAATGAGAGAAATGCCTACATTAGAAGAGCATGTTACAAAACTTGCATATCAGGATCTCTATGACAAAGACATTTTTGTTAAATATTCTAAAGAAGAGATTGCTAGGGCTGATTCGTTTATTGATCATAGTCGTGACTTCTTATTCACTTATGCAGGTCTACGTCAAGTCGCTGACAAATACCTTGTGCAGGACAGGAGTTCTGGAAAGGTATATGAAACTCCCCAGTTCATGTACATGATGATTGCCCTGACAATCTTCGCAGAATATCCAAAGGAGACTCGTCTCGATTATGTCAGAAGATACTACAACGCAATCTCAAAGCACAAAATCAACATTCCAACCCCCATCATGGCGGGAGTGCGAACGCCACTTAGACAATTCGCTAGCTGTGTTCTTGTTGATGTTGATGACACCCTCGATTCTATCTTTAGCTCTGATATGGCTATTGGCAGATACGTTGCACAGAGGGCGGGCATCGGTATCAACGCAGGTAGAATCCGTG